CGACTGCAGCAGGGAAGGAACATGGTCGAAGGATGATTGATCGGTATCTGGTAGCAGCCGGAGCAGACTCTGTGATTGCTGGAGATGAGATCAGTAGTGATGCTGGAGTAGTTGATCAACTCAGTAACCAACCACAGTTACTGTTTCTTCTCGATGAGTTCGGTAAGTTTCTCAAAAGGACTCAGTTATCGAGTAGTTCCCCGTATCTGGTTGGGATCCTGGAGTTGTTGATGAAACTCTATGGTCTCAGTGATGGAACCTATCGATCCGGATGGACAAAGACCGATGGAGGACGGAAGGTCATTCATCAGCCACATGTAACGATCTATGGAACCAGTACTCCAGAACAATTCTGGCAGTTGATCAACGGGGATCTTATCAGTAATGGTTTTCTAAATCGCTTCTGGATCTTTGAAAATAGAGACGAGTCTCCTGAAGAACAGAACGTTCTGGAACCTGTCTTGAATCAATCGATGGTCCAGCAATTAAAAAGACTGTACTCGCTACCCAGAGTGTCGATGGGAGAGGATGCAACGATTCCTATGCCTCAAGTCATTAGTGCTACAGAAGC